TTCGGTAGTATATGTCACCTGTTGCATCCGATCCGACATTGATTACAGGAGAAGTTAGTGTCTTATTGGTTAAGGTTTGTGATCCTGATATCGTTACCACTTCAACGCCATTCGACTGAAGAACTCCCGTTCCTTTTGGTACAAGGTTTATATTGATGTTTGATGACGATCCGGTTGCCGTCATTGCAATCGTTCCTGTACCTCCTGCAAATCCCCAGTAATCGGCAGAGGCTGCACCAATATTTGTTGCACCATTCAAGGAAACGCCTATTGCTGCGGCAGAACCGAATGAAGCAACTTCAGTACCTGAACTATTAAGAATTGAAACGCCACCACTTCCACTAGCTTTAAGGTCTGTTCCAATTAATGCAGCTGCGGCAAATGTTACAGCAGTCCCGTTTGTAGTAGCCCCAGAAATGCCACCAAAAGCCCCTGCGTTATTGTATTGTAGCTGAGTTGATGATCCTCCTGGTGATCCGCTTGCAGTAATTACCGTCCAAACTGCGGTAGTTGTTCCTGAAGAATATAGATACTCAATTTGAGTGTTAAAATCAATAATTCTGCTTTTGCCAATCAAATACCCTGCTGCAACATTTTGACCTGCACCCGGAACGCCATCAAAAAAAGAATAAGGAGTAGATACGATAAAATCCTTTTGCTGACCCCTGAGTAAAGTCGGAGTGATTAACTTCGTGGTGTTATTAGGAAAATTAGTATCTACCTGTGAATTTAATTCCGGTAATGATTTTGCTGTTGCCATTGTTTTTTATTCGTTTAAGAAAATCCGTCTGAAAATCCATCTGAAAAGGCTTTTGCATCCCCGATTTTATTTGCCAAAGTTAATTTTAAAGTTGAAATTCCAGAATTCGGGTCTTGCGGTTTGTTGGTCGCATCTTCAATGAATCCAAACAGTTCAAGACTCCCAGATGTGACCCTGACCAACCCGTTACCGTTGTAACTCATATCAATGAATGAACAGAGGGTTTGTGGTGCATCGAATTCAACCGTAATCGGTTTCATCAGGTATTCTGCTTCACCAGGAACTAAGATATCCGGCCCGATGTTGGTATTTTCAAACAACACATCAGATGCACCATTGATGACCTCCATGCAATCCTCTGGTTCAGATGTCGAATCAATCCGACTGGAATAATCCGTAAAGTACTGCCCAACCTGAAAGGCAAGGATTGCCTTGGCGGTTGGTAGACCATAGGTGTGCATACCTAATATCTTCCACCACCGAGCAGCTATCCTTGCAGGTGAATTGAAGACATTGTAAACCCGGTCAATCGGGCCGTTGGATTCAGCAATGAAGTTTGAACCATAGCTGACCGTTCCCGGTGGAAATGTCTTACTTCCCGTTTCACCTTCTAGCCCATAACCACTTCCAATATCTGTATCGAGATCAACCGTGACCTCATACCGATTAATCCAGATAATAAACAGATCATAATCATTCGGTCTATCGGATGATCCAGAATCTTCACGAAGGAATTGCAACCTTCTGTAAAACTCAATCGCATAACCTGAGCCAATGATGTCTGAAAGTAGATTTAGACTAACAGATGAATTGTCAGCCCTTGCTTTATTGGCGATGAAATAATTACGGTCTGCATTGATTTCAGTTAGTGCTGATACTGCAATGTTTTTGAACTTGTCGGAATATCCAATTTTAATGTTGTTCACCAGTTTATCAGACATTGCACTCTGCACTATTTGACCAACCTTTGGGAATGAATGAACGACTGCGTTACTGTTGAAAAAGTAATCAGCCTTTTCAACTCTTAACTTCCAAGAACCGTAAACGTCCTGTTCGAATTGCCAACCAAGGCAGAAAATTCTGTTTAGCCCTTCAAATAACTTTTCAAATGATGTTTTTATTGGGAATTGTGTTCCTTCTCCTGGCGTTGCGTTACGAATCAGCAATCCAGTTGTAATGAAGTTATTCCACAAACAACCATCTGGATCAGTAAATGTATCCGATACTAGCCCGTTAGGATCGCTTGTGATTAGATAAATTGCAGTTTGAAGTGCTTTGAATACAGTAAGACCGTTTGTCAGAGATGCAGTTGTAGAATTAAATTCTTCTAGTCTTAATGTGTTGGTATCAGCAAAGGTTAAATCATATCCATAAATTGGGCTGAAGTCAAGAGATAAAAAATATGCAACTCTGTAATCAGCCTGAACCGAAATTGGGATTTGGGTAAATGTATAATCAATGTTGAATGTTCCTAAAGGTGGGATGTTAGGAGTTGAAAAAACGGTAGTAAAGATTCCAGTTGCTCCACCTGAACCATCATATTGACCAATTGTTACAAATGCTCTATTCGTATTAAATGGGTGATTATTCCTAACCGATACAACTGCACGACCGGAAAATAGCATTTCTCTTGTCTGATCTGAGTTGTTTACAAATATCACATTTGTGTTAGAAACGATATTACCAGTAATGTTAAAGGTATTACCAAAAACACCCTTAAAATCAGAATTTCTCCAAAAGACCAGAAAAACAGGTTCGAGAACAATATTATCATAAACTCTTGGATCGTATTGTATCGCATCTGCCTGGAGAAACAGTTCTTGAGAATGCGTTGTAATCGTATCCAGAACAACCGGAGTGATTACGTTTTCATCCAAGTCCTTTGCTGACAACAAATCAATCTCTACGTTCTGCCGAGCAAGAAACTGCTCTCTGAAATTGTCCTCAATTATTCCAACGGTCACTTCGAATCCATTGGTATCACAGACGTTCTTTTCAGAATAGATCGAAAGGTTCAGGAATCCGACAAAGGCATACGCTGAACCGTTCACGTTGACATCCGATTGAATCAGGATAGCGATTTCAGCATTGATGTAGTGAACATCATATTCAGCCTTTATCAGCTTTGCGGCCTTTCCTGTAAAGGTCAGTTCAGTTGAGAATGGCGAATCAATCCCGTAAGAAGGTAGCCGTTTGGCCGTGAATTCGATTGCATCAAACCCAATGGGTTCAGCAACCTGTATGCCGTTTAAGTAAAACTTCCATCCTGCCATAGGACAAAGGTAAATAAAAAAAGGGCCGAAGCCCTTAAGTTGATTTTTCCTGAACGAATGATTTAATTTTTTGATGAAGAGAAATGATGTCAGTTATAACCTTCCAATTTTCTGCATCTTCTTTGGTTTCTGGCAAAAAGTCAAAATATGATTTGCCTTCAGTATCCATGTTTTTCAGCCTTCTTCTAAAATCAGGGTCTTTTGACTTAATATACAAATCGGAAAAATTAGCGTACATTTCTTCCGTCAAGCCAAAAAACTCTTCATTGATTTTATCTATATTAAATCTTTCGGCATTGTTAAACCCCTTTTTATATGCCTCTAAATAATGCCTTTTGTACGCTTTTTTAACTTCGTTATCAAGAAGGTATGGGTAATTTAGAACCACCTTATTGCAAACTTTATTTGCAATTTTAAGGAAAGACTTTAATTCAAAAAGTATAGATATAGAATCTTTCCCAGTTAATAAAAGATGTTTTTTTGATTCATTTTTTTCAAATCCAAATCGAATCGTAATCTTAGGGATGGTTCTCATGTCCGGAAATGGGATTTTATACATTTCCGAATAAACATTGGCCCAATCATACCCATACCTGCCTCTATCTACTTCGAAATTTACAAATATCGAAGGCTTTTGTTTTATATGAACGCCCTTATTAAGATAATAAAGGCGTTCATAAATTAGAGAAACTGCGTCTGCTAGCATTCCATGAACTCTATCTTGCCATCAGCCTTAGTCATCACGTAATACTCCATTTGAGCCTTTACGGTTGAAACAATTTTGCCAGATAGATTACTGGTTTCCTTGGCCTCTTTAGTACCAATTTCTCCATTCTTTAGTTGATTATAGGTTTCCAAAAGTGAATCCCGTAATTGAACCATGTTTTTGATTTCTGTTTTCTTTCCCATTTTTTCGATTGTTTTATTTTGCAACAAAACTAAATAAGATAATTTACTTATCAAATAATTTTGCAACAAAAAACCCGACCTTATGAGCCGGGCTTTTTGAAAACAAGCGAAAAAACAAAAAATATGGATAAAAAACCTATGTCTGCAAAGTAGCAACAAAAAGAACTAATTACCAAAACGATTGTTCAGGATTCTGGTTTCTCTTGATTTGGTTTGAATCTTCTTGGTAAACCCACGTTCATCCATCGTCAGGGATGTGATTGGCAGTTTGCTCATGGTATTTTCAAGACTGATTAACCGTTCCACAATTTGCCCTGTTCCAGACTCACCACGGCCCTGATTCATCAGCTTTGAACCCATGAACCGTTCGGATTTGATTACCTCATGGTGCGGAATTACCTGTGATCCTTTCGGCAGGTCGACCAAGGTCGCTACTCCTGGTGTTTCGTACACTTGACCCGATGTTGTCACAACCCACTCTTTACCGATCTCACCGACAATCGCCTTTCCTCCTTTGAATGGCTTACCTTTCGTTCCTTCTTTAAACTCTGGAACTGGTTGGGCAAGAATGAATCCTATTTGTGCGGCTGCTGAAGCATAAGCTGCAATGGCTAGGGGTGCAGTAACAACTTTGGCTAAATGTTGGGCAATGATTGGAGCAACATTAAATATAACTTGAGAAACTGCGGCCATTCGTTGGGCTTCAAATGCCTTTCTCCGCAATGCTTTTTCTTCGGCTTCTTGCTTTTGTTTTAACTCTAAAACCTTTTGTTGATTGTCACCTGCCAGACGAATTTCCTCGGAATACTTACGATTAAGTAATGTGATTTCATTTTGAATGTTTTGTTGTTGGATATCAAAAAGAGATTGAACTGAGTTGGCAGCTATATCATAATAGATTTGTGTTGCTTGGGCTTTTTCCTCTTCGGCTTTTTTCTTTGCTTTAACTTCATCCTCCAAATTAGCTTCATACATTTTTGACCAGTTTTTCATCCTGATTATTCCGGCATCCTGCTCTGCATCCAATGCTTTTGTATTGTCTTTGGCAAAATCAGCAGTTGCGGTCTTATTGACCATTTTCAAACCTTCATAGTATTGTTTTAAATCAAACAAACTCTTTTCGGCTTGCTTTTCGGTCAATTTAATTTCAGTTTGTGTTAACTCCTTAACTTTACCAAAATATTCAAGTTGTAGATTATATTTCTTATTAAGAAACTCTTTTTCGGCAATTAATCCTGCTTCTGGAACTCCTTGTAGAGTTAATTCAATTTCTCTTATCTGTTTTAATCTTTCCAGATTTTGAAGTCTTAATTGGTATTCTTTTTTCTTTGCATCTTCAAGGGCTTTCTTTTCCTTTTCGGTCAGTTCAACCTTTTTATTGTTCGTGACCTCAAAACCTTTGACCTCTTTGTCCAATGCCTCCAAAACAATGTTGGTATATTCCAATTGAGTTTCGGCCTCATTCAATGCGGCTTTATTCATTGATCCGGCAGATTGGATTCTTAGATTGACGGTCTTTTCCATCAACTGATCACGATAGGCCAATGTCTCGGTATATTTCTGCAACACAACCTGATCCATTGTGGCGTTCTTGTTGGTATTGTCCTGAATGGTTTTGAGCCTTTCAGCCAATTCGGTTTTCAGGTTTGTTGTGATGTTGGATTCAATTCTTGCGGCATCTTCGGCCTTCTTTTCACTTTCCGAAAGTGTTAATTTTCTAACTTTATCCAATGATACGGTTGCAAGATTTACCGTTTCGGCCAAATACTTGCTGATTGCAGGTGATTCCAGAAAGCGACTCCATGCAGTTGTAAAACGTCCAAGGGTAGCCGTCATACTATTCATCTTTTTATTTGCCGCATCACCAAAGGCATTCTCTAATTCAACTGCAAACTTCGGAAGGAAATCAGCCGATATGACCTGACCTTGTTCAAGCATTTTATTGAGTTCCCGAGTAGTCACTCCCATCGCTTTTGCGGCAAGGTTGAACGCCCCTGGAATACGTTCTCCGATCTGGCCTCTCAACTCTTCAGCCTGAACAGTACCTTTAGAAACAATTTGAGAAAAGGCCAAAAGAATGCCTTGTGTATCTTCGTTTGATTTACCAAGTGCGGTCGATGCTTTGACGGCAGCTTCAAATATCTTATTGGATTCTTCTAGTTTAATACCTGCCAGATTGGATGAGGCAGTAAACGATGAATAAGTTCCGGCAAGGGATTGCAAGTCTTTACCGTACGTGTTAGCCAGATTGGTCAGATATTGAAACGCTTTCCCGTTTTCTTGTTGGCCTTCGGTTGCATAGTCAATTGTCGTTCTTAAACCTTCAAAGGCGGCAGTAGTTGTAAATATCTTTTTAGTGAATTCGATTAGTGCTGCTCCGGCAAATGCACGCTGAATCATTGGCCCTAATCCATCAACAATGCCGCCAATGTTTTTCATCCCACCTGCAACATCTTCAGTAGCTTTTTTACCAGTTTTAGAAGTAGTTTCAAGTGTTGTATTTACTTGGCCTAAACTTGCACGAAACGCATTGGCTGCAGCGACATTACTTCTCTGTTTAGCCTCTAATCCTGCAAAACCTGCTGATGCTTTATTGGATGCTGCGGTGGCGGCATCACCTGCAACTTTTAACTGCGAAGTAAAAGCAGATAGAGCCTCCCGATTTTGCCGGATTGGTCCGGCAATGGCCTTTAATGCCGTTTCAGTTTTTGTTGAACCCGAAACACCTTCATCAGTTGTTTTTTTAAACTGATCACCTAGTTTCTTGGACTCATCACTTGTTTTGCGAATGGCATCATTCAGATTCTTGGTTTCAAGAATGGCCCTTTTTTCAGCCTCAGTTAGTTTATCAAAATCTTGTTGTGCCTTTCGAATATCACCCTCCTTAATGATGTATTCGACAACAATCTGATTGGTACTTAAGGTACTCATTTTTTCGCATTGGATTTGTCTTGCTTAAGTGATGCTACCCAATGCGAGTACATCAGGTAGTAAGTGTAGAGGGGTTGTTCGACCAATTGAGAAAGGTCTGTTCCCATTCCTTTTGCAAAGCTAAGATTTTCGCTGAATCTGCGCTTGAAGTCTCGGAGGCTAACAATGTAATATGATGCTCTAACATCTTTAAGTTCATCAGAGTTTCCCCCGTTAAATAGATGTTCAAACTCCTCTGTAATTCGTCTCCAGTAGTCAGATATTGATTTTCCGGCAGACTCAAAAAAAAAGTAGGCACATCGGCATACTTGGCCCAATGTTCGATCTTTGACTTATTGTAATCGTGCTGATAGCTGAACGGATTTTCAATCTCGTCAAAGTATTTGACCGTTGCCAGTTTGATTTGAATCTGTACAGATATAGCCAGTTCTTTGCGTTCTTTCAGTCTGGCGTTCAATATACCGATCTCAATCAGCTTCTTGTTAGTCTTGATCTTCTCGGATTCCAGAACGGCATCAACGGCTTTACAATGGCTATCCAGGTACACCGGATTGACTGCCGCATCCAACTCCCGGTAAATGTCAATGGCTGCGTGCATCCTCTCGTATGGAATATTGATGTCGTGACCAAAACAGAAGTAATTCCGGTTTCCAGAAGTAAACGCAAACTTGATCTTATCCCAATGCTTCCGGTCGGCAGTCCCATTATATTGAGGTGTTACAGGTTGATCTTGCTGCGTAAGTATGCCAGTAGTTTGAGGCTTACGTGATTTAATCCAAGGCCAAATATTGAAAGCCATAAAGGTTGATTAAAGTAGAAAATTGATATGATAAGGTATTGCCATGCACCGGAACAGAAGAGGCATTCACCGAGGGGCTTTGCGATGTTTTCGGGCAGTTCTTGGAGTTGCTTTAGATACCATTGGAAAGGCGGCATATTGTCCATAAGGTAGTCCAAGAACAATGATAGCATTGCCGACAGAATCGCAATCTGAAATAGGGCTAATAATGCAGCATCCTCTCCGCTTGCCGCCACAATTTGATTCATAGTTTGTCATGGTTGATTAAAAGAAAATGATTGCGAGAATGACAACGATTGCAAGAATCAATAGGATTTTAAACGCTGATTTAGTGTCGTTGTCTGGCTTCGGTTCATCCTGATTCAGCATATCAACCGCCTCGTCATGGGTGAAAACTTTAAGACCGTTTACTATTCTCATATCAGTAGCCTTCCGGCAGTTCGTTGTAAAAGGCATTCACAAAAGCAACCGTCTCGTCTGTCGATCCGTTCGCAATATTGAATGAAATGCAATTATACATCTTTCCATCAATTGCAACAAAATTCAATTCCTGCAAGGATGGATTCAAGAACCTGAGTTCGTAAGGCCCACCATATGCCGAAAAGAATCCTTCCGGTATTTCAGAGGTTGCAATGTTGATTTCTACATGAGTACCACCGAGGACATCCAAGGTCTGATATGTGACATGACCTTGTCCGTTCTTAATCCTGACTTTAATCTGGTCCTCCAGGTATCCAATTGGAACGTAGATAATCAAATCCTCAAAGCAACTAATCAGAGGCTCACAGATGGAATAACACGTATTGCAGCAGTTCATATTTCTTTTAATGTTAATTCAGTTTTGGTCAATGCGAAGTAAAGGTTCTGGAGTTGATGGATGTATTGACAAGAAGCAATTAACATTTCTTCAGCCCATTCAACTTTTACGCAAAATTGCCAATCGTCAAATTCTGTATTGGTTATTGTGTAATAATATCTTTTTCCATCCAATTCCATTTTATACGACAAATAAATGAAATCGGGATTATCCGACATTTTATCATTAAGCTGATATTCATACAATTCAAACCCAAACTTTAAAATCCAATCTTCGGTGAGGGGAATTGGGGAGTAATCCCTATCCAAATAAATATTGTAATCATCTCCAATTCTTACTGGGTCTGAATCTGCTTTTAATGCGTAAACCCAATTCCCTATTCGTAATTCTTGTGTTTTTACCATTTGTTTCTTTGTTCAATCAATTTCGTAATCGTTTGCAATTTCATGAAAATTTGTGAAAACAAAATATCTGAACTCATCCAGACTGTGCGATAGGTTCGGGTTCTTCAGCTTCCACGGGTCAAGGCTTCCTTTTCGGTCGACTTGTGCTTGTTTTAAATCTTCAATCAGCAGGTCATTTTCTTCCGCAATCCTGACATTACACCGTTGCAAGACCATGTTGGTAATGACTCTTGACTGGATGTGTGACGGATTAGCAGGTGCGACCTGAATCTGCATATCATTCAATTGCAAATGTGATTTGATGGCCGTGTATGCTGAGATGTTATCAGATGTGAATGCTGACTTGTTCTGACCGGATGCATCCCCGTTGATGATGAACTTTGCCTTTGGAAATTCAGCTTTGATAGTTTCACAAAGGATTTTCAGATCCCCGATTCGGTAGGTTTTAATCTTGTTGATTGTTGCATAGTATTTCTGGCCTTTGACGTTCTTCAGAAACTGATAGACTCCGCAGGTGTTGGTCACGTTGAAGTCAAATGATAGATAGATTTCAAACTGAGGATTGATACTAATCCTGCCCTTTACAACGTGCTTGTCGGCTTCGAATGAATAGGCAAAGGTTGAATCAACATCTTCAACTCCCCAGTCACCCAAGGCCCAGACCTTGTACCTTCTCTCGCCTTCCATCCCGTGACCTTTGATCCGCAAAAGCCTTTCATGCAATGCTTCCCGGTCGATGGTGTAGTTATCCCAGAAGGTTGACTTGTGGAACAGGCAATCGGGTTTATCCTTGTTTTCATCCACTTCACGTTTCAACCAATGGTTAATTGATTCAGGATTCCAGTCCATGATCAGGGATATGGGAACTCCCGTTTCCCCTCGAAGGGTTGTATCGATGTAATCCACATCTTCACGGGTGAATTGGTTAGCTTCGTTTAACCAGGCAATGTTAGCCCCTTCGACACCCTTACCCTTTTCGGCCTTGTCCATTCCCAGACCTCTGAACCAATTACCCGTGTGCTTGTTGATGATCTCAAAGTGATTTTTACGGATGATAAAATCATTCTTGAAATTCTTGTAGATCAGGTTTGTCAGCAGAGTAAAGGTAGAACCTTCAATGTCGGAATAGACCTTTCTGGAATGAATCACATTGAACTGGTAAGGCTGAAAGGAATGATAGATTAGCTTTCTGGCTATGTTGTGGCTCTTGGCTGATTGCCTTGTGCCGTAGTGGCCTTCCTTCGTGTAGAGAGTCTCTACGAAAGGCCAGTACCATTGAAGCCAGAAGTTGCGTTCAAAATGATAATTCATTTCATTTTATACTAGTTATGCTAATTTGTTCCGGCTGAAATCTTAGCACATCAGGAGTTATTCACTCGGTGGTGTAGGGCCGGAAATGGTGACGGTTAGATTGGATGGTGTTGTTTCAATCTCTTGCTTGTCACGCCATAGGTTTTTCTGACGGTTTTTGAGCCAAGATAATTGGCTACCCTTATCGGGCTGAACGTATCTTTTAATTTTGACTATTTGAACCACCGATTCACCACGACCAACTCCGACAACTTTGGCTTCCTCTTCTTCAATGTAATAGCCAGTAGCACTTTTGTAAAAAGATTCAGCCACAATTCCGTCAGCATTTGCCTTGCCACGTGTGAGTGACTCAAAAAATGTAGGATGGTCTTTTTTCCAATTATTGATTGTTTGTTCAGTCACATAAAAGAAATCAGCCAAATCTTTATCGGTAAATCCTAGTAAGGTTAATCGATAAGATTGCTCATCATATTCTTTTTTATACTTCCCAATCGCACCCATTTTAAATATTTAAGTAGTGCCGTTTTCACGGTAAATGATTTGAATTGACTATTTCTTCTTGGTCGGCTTCTTTGCCGTCTTAGCGGCTTGTCTGAAGTCCGATGCCGATGGTGCGGCCTTTGATCCTACACGGTTCATTTTCTCGCCTGATCCGGCTTCAATGCGTTTTTTCTTAGCATTGATGTTAGCGTACAATCCTGGTTTCATTTTTTAAGTTCTTTTGAATTTGACTGACTTTGATTTGACTGACTTTTTACCTTCGCATCCCCACGCTTGTCGGCTTAGGTCGTTTGGACATGGTGGATTCTTGCACTTCTTTATGCCGGCTGATCTTGCACAATAGGAGTCACCTTTAGCCGTGCCGGGTGCGATGGAGTAGCCCTTCGCCCCGAACTTGACTGTCTTGTCTCCTATCGTTTTTTTAAACTTTTTTTCAGCCATCTCTTTTTGACTTTTAAATAAATCAATAGCAATGGTTTGTTTCTGGTAAATTATTGCTATATTTGAGAATGCAAGTTAAAAAAATATGTATTGAATGTTCAAGTGAATATTCTGTTCCAAAATATCGGGCCGAAATTACAAAGTATTGTTCACGAAAGTGTTTGGCAAAAAATAGAGTTCACATTCTTCATGCCATTACTGTTCCTAAAATGAAAGGCGTAAAACCAATTAATTTTAAAGGAGTTAGTGAAAAGTGCTTACAATGTGGTTCAGATTTTTACCTTTCACCATCCAGATTGGGACATAAAAAATTTTGTGGTTCTTCTTGTTATGCACAATACCAAAAAATTGATTTTGATGGTGGTGAATACAAAAGAGTTAATAAATCCGGAGTACGATTTTCAACTCACCGAGTAATTGCAGAAATTATTTTGGGCCGACCTTTAGATTCAGTAGAAATTGTCCATCACATTGATGGTAAAAAATTCAATAATTCAATTGATAATTTACTGATTATGAATAAGAAAGACCATGCTATTATGCATTTAAAATGCAAAATTCATCCGGCAAATTTTGAGTCATATCCAACTATTTTGCTTTCTTCTTTTTTGCTTTCCGAGCAACAGAAAGAGCAATTGCAACTGCTTGGTCTTGTTTAACTCCTGACTTCATCTCTGATTTGATGTTGGATGAAATGGTCTTAGCTGAACTTCCTTTTTTGAGTGGCATAATTGAAATCGTTTTCGCAAATATAAAAAAACCCTCAATTAAGAGGGTCTTGTTTTTTCAGTTCTGAAATCATGTTTCGCATTGCCAGTTGAAGTCTGGCTTTGAAGACAACCGGAACTCTGAAGGCGATTGTCGTGGTTGGCTCTCCGGCCTTTCGACCGCATCCGGCTTTGCGAGGGCCGTCTTTTGGGATTCCTTTAGGCATTGGATTGATTAATCGTTTTCATCCCATTTTGATCTTCTAAGTTCAAAAATACCGACATAGGCAGGATATTCTCTCATAAATTTTCTGGCGTAAAATGGCTTAAAATTGTTATTAAGTTTATATCCATCATTTCCATGTTGCATTATTTTTAGCCATCGAATTTGATTGTAAATCAACTCTGCTGAAATTTTATTCAATCCTCTGCTGATTAGTTGAAATGAAAGGTTTTTAAAATTGTCCCAGATATGAGGATTTTCAATATCGTATTGACAGAATTTGCGGTCAAGTTCTTGATTTTCCATGATTGTTTAAAAAATTGGTTGAATACCTGGATACCATTTGTCTGCAAAGCTTATCGTACACTTGAACCCGCAAGAAGTGTTCAAGTAAAAATCGTATTGAGTCACTTGCGGATGTGGCTCTCTTGCGGTCAACCAGGCTCTAACTGGCTGACCGTATCGTGATTTGAAAAGGACGTTCATTCGTCCACTTCTTTGAATCGCTTCTTGAGCGATTTCGTAAGGTTTTAGATTTTCCATGATGATTATTTGATTAAATCGGTTCTTGTGATAGTATATCCTTGCTTCTTAAATTGGCGATAATCACCGGATGAGATGCATTGACAATCGTCAGGCAGACCACCGAGGTATTGGATTGCGGCCTCTGGGTTGCCGAATGTTTTATCTCCGGCCGTTTTAAGAACTTCCAATGTGTTGGCGTTCTGGTTGATTTTTACGATGAATGGAATGAAATTTTGCATGATTATTTTATTTTTGATTGTTAGAAGTTAAGACCTTTGTTATTCATATAATCGAATCTGATTCCTTTATTTTCTTGAAAACATTTCATTGCGAACCAAGAAGCGACAAACATTTTGTCATCTTTAATTTGAACTACTGATTTTGGAAACCAGAATTCTCTTTCATAAGCAGTACGACCCCCAAATGAATCAGCTAAAGTTGATACTTTAAGAGCCTTCTCAGACTCTTGAACTATTGTGAAATTTGCTTTGATGTTGATGAAATTAAAGTTTTGCGTTGCCATGTCTTTTTGTTTTTGATTGTTTCGTTGAGACAAAGGTAATACTACTTTTTAATTCTGCAAACATATTTGAAAAGAAATGTAAAATATTTTTCAATTATTTTTTATCCGTCTGATTTTCAGGGCGTTTTGATTACACAATTTTTAGGTTAAAATTTGCATCCATGGTACAAATGAAACATTTCACTCTTGCAGAATTTGATTCGAAGGATGCCCCTGGTTCTGGGTCAGCTATGCAATCAGACTTCTTACTCAAACTTGACAAGGCCCGTTCATTGTGCGGAATTCCTTTTAAGATAAATTCAGGCTTCAGGACTCCGGCTCATAACAAGGCGGTCGGTGGTGAACCTAATTCATCACATACCAAAGGTTGGGCGGCTGACATCGGGTATTCATCAGGAACAGAAGGATACAGGATTCTCTGCTCGCTTCAGGCGGTCGGGTTTAACCGGATTGGTATTTATAAATCATGGATTCACGTTGACTGTGATCCTGCATTACCTTCGCACGTTATTTGGTCAAAGTAATGAAGATACTATCCACATTTGTCTGCAACCTTCGGCAGGATTCCTTTCATGCCGTTGGTGATCAATGCTCGTATTGGTCAATGAGAATGATGTATTCACTCGCTGATGTGAATATCAGTTTCTCATCGGTCGAAGGCTT